CCAGCCTTATGTAATTCTTGAGATACTAAATTACCTCCTATTATATAATGATCACAAACAGGATCATTACTAAATTGAGTTTCATTTTTTAAATTTAGTGATTCAAAATTATTATTAGATAAATCTTTAATTTGAATAGGATCACTATTTGTATTAGTTAAAATTATACCACTAGCAAATTTATTAGTCTCAATATCAACTGTATTATCTCCTAATATTTGTTGATCAGGAATCATATTACTAACTATATTTATAGCTTGATTATTCATTAGTATACCTCCCCCACCTTCATTTTGAAGAATAATATCAGTTTGTTTTAAAGTAAATGGTGAAATTTTAGACATAAAACATTATTTTTATAAATTTGAAAATTTTTTACCAACAACTGTAAGAGCACTCCAATGATCAGTAACACCTGTATAAGAAGTATTCTTTACAACACCTACTCCTGTACTTTCACTTGCTCCTACAAATACATTTTTAGAAGGTACTCCATTTGATACAGCTCTAACTATATTTGAGTTTCCTGATTTAGCATATGGTTCTATAATAAATATTTTTGTTTTATCAGCATTTGGGCTATTAGATATTTCATCTGATAAATCACAACCAGCACTAAATGTAAAGACTGGTATTTTTGGATTTTTAGATAAAAATGCCAATACATTATTTACCTCAACATCATAATGAAATGCTTCTACAATTTTATTAGCCCCATACCCTTTTTTAAATAATTCAAGTTGTTCTTTAAGTGATTTATAGTTAGTTTTAAAATTCTTTTTTCTATTATAATTTTCATCAAGACCTCCAATAAGTATAGCGTTATATTGAGTTTTTAAAGGGTTATTTTTAGTAACACCTATATCAGCATTCTTAATATCGCTTATGTTTATATCCACAGGATTATCAGAAACATTAGGTCCTATTTCTACTTTATTATTATCAACTGATTGCCAAACTCCTATAGGTGATGGTTCATAATAAACTGTGTTTTTACCACTTTCGCTAATATTCGATATTGAAGAATCTGAGTTAGATTTCAATTTTATTATATATCCAGGTTTTGGGAGATGTTGAAAATTATTAGTTGATGGTTTGGCTATTCCTTTTTTATTTAATGAAATATTGTTATGTAAAGGGGCATAAATAATTTCTCTAGTTAATTCATTAACAGATATAACAATACCTAAATTAATTGATTTATATGTTTTACTTTGAGGATTAATAAATTTATTAAAATCATTAGGAGTAGAGGTTCCAGTTTGTATAATATTTTCTCTTCCCATTTTTATTGTTTAGTTTGGTTTTTTCTATAATAATCAGCTAAATGTTTATTAAATTCTTCTTTAGCCCATGGTGGAAGACCTCCTGAATAGTTTTTTCCACTTCCCCATACTCTTCTACCATATTTTGTTTTACCATTTACTTGTTCTCTTTCTTTAATATCTATATGTAATGTGTCACCATCAGCGTAAATACCTAAACCTAAAGCACCATGAAAACTAGCTATACCTATTAATTTCTTTATAGCTGCGGAATTTGGGGTTGGAAATTTTATATCAATTCCATTAGCTGATAAATGGGGTGAGGATGAAGCTCCTCCTCTTTTTTCATTTTCTAATGCTGTTCTGTATGTTCCATAATTATCATCTATAGTCAAAACACATCCCCAATCAACTTGAATTTTATAAAATATATCTTGTAATGGTTTAATAGTTGGAACTTTAGTATTATTTAATAATTTCCAATTTTTATTCATTATTGTTTGAGATGCTATATCATTAGGTTTTGGAGGAAAACCAAAACATAAATTAGGTGGTAAAAAAATATTAGAACCTTTATAAATTAAATCAAGAGGAGATGTACCTGTTTGAAGAAAATTAGTAGGAACAGATGGCTGTGGAGATGTAAGTAATGTTGAAGAGTTTTTAGCAATACCAATATCAGCGTTTTTAATATCATTTATATCATTAATAAGATTATTAGAAATATTAGGTCCTATTTCTACTTTATTATCATCAACTGATTGCCATACACTCACAGGATTAGGGTCATAATAAACAGTATTTTTTCCACCCTGTGTAATATCTGAAATACTAGGATCTGATAATGATTGTAAATTCATTATATATCCAGGTTTTGGGAGATGTTGAAAGTTTAAAGTTAAAGGTTTAGCTATACCTTTTTTATTTAATGAAATATTATTAGCTAAAGGGGCATAAATAATTTCTCTAGTTAATTCATTAACAGATATAACAATACCTAAGTTATTAGATTTTACAGATGCTAATCTATTTGTTGTTATATTATTTGTATAAGTAGAAATATTAGTATTAATAGGTGTTGAGGTACCTGTTCGTATAGTATTTTCTCTACCCATTATTCAATTGTTTTGAATTAACAAAATTTATTTCTTGAAATAATAATTCTTTATCACGCTCACTTAAAATACCTCCTTCACCTCCATCATTATTATTAACCATAGCCCGTTGAACAATACCAGCCATTTTAATTAACGCTTCATCATTTTTAACAGATATTTCCATATATTCCTTTAATAAAGGAACAAGCATCATCGCATCACCTGGTTCCTGTATCATTGGTTTCAGTTGATCGATTAATGCTTTTATTTCTTTCTCTTTACGAGCAGCATTTTTATATATGTCCTCTAATAAACTTGAAAAAGTTTTATCCTTAAATATAATTTGATTGAAATCCATATTATTATTTATATATAAATATGGAAAGTAGAAAAATTTAGAATTTCATATTAATACGTCCATGTTCATAATATTCGTTATATTTTTTAACATATATTATTTTTAAACGTTTAATAATTTTAGTTATTTGAGGAGTAGATGCATCAGTTATTTCTTTAATATATATGTAAAGTGCTTTTTTATTAAATATATCTAAATTTTCACTTTTTCTAAATAATTCCATTATAGCATCTGCTATACGAGCATCATTCTGTTTTGGAAATAGAAGAAATATATTATTATCAACATATTGGGTAAATTGTTTTAAAAATGAAGGTGTTTTATCAATATTATCATTATTATCATTATTGACTAAATCAATTAATATTGTTTTATCTTCATCTACAGCATCAACAGGTGCTTTATCTTTTAATTTTTTATAATTAGCATTATTATATAAAATAAGATAACGTTTAGCAATTGTACCAAAATAACTAAATGCTTTACCCTTTTCAGGTTTATATAAATGTAGTTTCTCTAAAAGAAAAGCTACTACTTCATGTTGGAGTTCAGGGATTGTATCAACTTCTGTATAGTAAAATTTAAAAGTATGAATGATATTTTCAGCCAATTTATGGAACGCGTAATTGATTTTATCATTGAATATTTTATTTCGTTTTTTAGAACTTCTAGCTTTCAAATATTCTAAAATAGCATCCTCAGTTTCTTGAGTAAAATAAACATTAGCTTTTTTAGGTTTACGTTTACGGACAGTTCCTTTCTTAGTGAGCAATATTTCTTCAGCCATATTATTTATTCTTAAGGTAATGGTTTAATGAATCTTGAATATTCTGTAAATTTCTAAAGAAAAAACCTATTTGATCATCAGATTGAAACGCTTGAGTTAACTCAACTGATTGAAGTTGTTTATTAGATTCATCAACAATAGTAGACACACTATCAATAATAAATTTTTGTTTAGTAGCTATTTCTTCTAATTTAGATACTTTTTGGTTTAAATTCCAAATAATATATCCAAATATTGTACATATCCAAAGTGCGATTGATATAATTCCTAATACCATATATTATATATTTTTCATTAATTCGGCTAAAGCAGGATTAGCCATTTTTTTAAGGGCTTTTTGCTTAACAGCGGATGATTTTGTTGTTAAATTAAAGTTGTCTTTTTTAGGTTCTTTAACTGGTTCTTGTTTTGGTCCTAATAGTTTAGGTAGCCATTCCATCTCAAATTCAATACGGGCTGCTAATAAATCAGCTTGATGAAGAACGTAAATAATTGATGTACGCGGTTTAGTTTCTGGATTGAAAGTAACTAAATAAGGTTTATTAGATTCATCATATAACCCATCATGTAATTTAATAGCTAATGTTTCGTTTTTAGTAGGTAAAATACCATTACTAATTAATAAATGTAAACCACGATCAGGAACAGTCATAAATTCTAAACGGTCATTAAACATATATGTTTCGTTTAATTTATCACGTCTCCATTGATCAGTTTGTTCAATATAAGCTGCTTCTTCTTCTGTTCCAAATTTACCTAAATCATGATTAATAGCTGAAAATACAAGTTCTTCGGTTGTATAAGTATCTATCATTCCAAAATTACGCCACACAGCATCTATTTGTAAAGCAGCGTCTACAACTCGATTTACGTGGTCAATATATCCACCTGGAAAGCAATTATGATATTGTGGACGATGTGAAGCAGGCATCATAACAAAACGCTCTTCATGTTTAAGATAGAAGGCTTTAAGTTTTTCACCTCGTTCACCTGAGATGTATGTATCAATAATAGTCAAAAACTTAGTCCAATTAGCTTGGATCATTTCTGGAGATAACATATTAATTATCGTTTTCGTTATTAATTAAAGTTCTAATTTCTTCAACTTTGTCTTTTAATACATCAATCATTTCTCTAGCTATATTAATATTAAAAGCAGGGTCTGAAAATCTAGAGCTAAATCCATTTAGCATATTTTCAAGTTGATCTAATTTGTTTTGTACTGGTTGTTTATATCTCATTTTATATATGATTTTATAATACCAACTAATTCTGGTATTGTATTAAATGTACGTAATGTTTCTGATGTTTCCAATTTTGTCTCTGAGAGGATAGTAATTACTTTATCTCCTATATCAATGAAGACAATAGGGTAATATTTAGTTTGGAATTTATCTTCCACCATATTAGCAAAATCAGAGAATGTGTTAGCGTCAATATTAGTGTAGGTTATTCCTTCTATGTCCAATTCACTCTTCAACCAACTGCAATAATCACAGTCACTTAACGTTAATACTCTAACTTTTCCTCCTACTTCTCTCTTATCATTACTCATAAGTTACTTATTAGTGTATAGAAAAAATATGGAAAAATCTTTGGGCTTCCAAGCTTTTCTTTTATTGTTGATAATATAAATATTAAAAAAGGGAGGACTTTCATCCTCCCATTGGCTACTAAACATTCAACATCAATCATTATATATATTTTTGCATAATAACATCTGCTATAGCATAAAATTGATCATAATCATCTTTACGTACTAACGCTACTGCTGACTCCATTTCTAAGATAAATGCTTTACGTTTATCACCTTTTAGTTCTATATCGTCTGCTAAATTTTTAATTTCGTTTTTCATAATTATTTAGTTATATATTTAACTAATTCTTTATTTAACATCATTAACTTAAATTTACCTGGATTACTATTATAAATTGACTTAACCATATTATAACTAACATCAGTAGCAAATACTTTTTCAGTAATTATTTTAGCTACACGATCAATAATTGGTTTTTCAACAGTATTCTCTTTAGCAAAATATTCTAAATAGTTAGCAACCCTAGTACCTAATGTAGCGGCTATATCTGCTCTATATTCTTTATCTTTACCAACTAGACTCTTAAGTGTATTAAGTACATATTGTTCATCTTGGTTTAAGATATTTTCAGGCGAAATCATCTTATCCAATTTGTTATTAATAAACATTGTAAATAAAGTACTAAACTCACTACCAACAGAACCTTCACCAATCATTTGGATAAGTGATAATTGGTCTTCAAAGGTTTTAATAGAACTAATACTATTAAAGAACATACTAATACTTCTACTGTTTACTTCACGGGTAACTAATTCTGGATGCATCAATAAGAAGTTAATACATCTACCATCCAAACGATTCTGTTCAGCCCATTTACCCCAACATTTAAGATCAAATTTTAAGTCAACACTAATAAACCTAGTTTTTTGGGCGTTATCAATACTATTAACTAAATAATCACCATTATCAGGATTACTAGTAAGAATAATATGCCAATCTTTAGGTAACTTCCAACTAATATATTGTTGTCTATCAATTAGTTCCATTACAGCTTGAATAAACCTCATATCTGCTCTATTCCAGTCATCTAATAATAATATACCACCATTTGTTTTACCACTAATCCATTCAGGTGGACAATAACTCATACGGTTTAAACCAGTTGATTCATAACCTTTTTTACGGTAATCTTCAACTGAGTTTTCATCTACCCATTCAGTTACTTTTTTATCCTTCATTTCAAATTGACGAATTGGAAAACCAACCAAGTCACCAATTTCTTCAATTTGTGCAAGGTTCAATTTAACAAAGTTTAAGTCCAATTCATTTGCTAACTGAACAATAGATGATGTTTTACCAATACCTGAGTCACCTACAACCTCTACACTTACAGATTGTTTATCCTGTTCTTGTAAAAAACGGTTGTTGTCAATAATGTGTTTTAAGAAATCCTTTAATTCATTAACATTTAAGGACACTTTAGCATTTGATTTTGCTGTTGATGTTGTTGTTTTTTTAGCCATATACTTGTTGTTTTTATTTATATAATAAATTTAAGTTACTTATTGAGGTCATTATGTGGTTCATATGGTATCCATTCATCATTATCTAATGTTGATTGATCATCAATCATGTATGTTTTTTTATAATTATCATGTCCAATCCAAGCAAACCGAGCACGAACATCTCCTTTCTTATTTTTAAATAATGCGAAAAATAATCCTGGACACTCATCATATAATTCATTAACAGTTTCTACTATTTTATTATTATTAAAATCTGCATTATTCAATATTGTTAAACCCATTCTAATATTTTCTGGATCATTACTATTAAGCATATTAATTAATGATTCAACAGTTTCTGAATCTAGTTCATGTATATTTTCCATATTATTCAAATTGGGACATCCAAATCTTCATTTTTAAATTACTTTTATCTTTAATATTTTTATTTTCACTCAATATCTCATATAATTCTTCTTTATATTTTTGATTTTGTTTATCCCAAATATCAATAGTATTTAAAATACCTATAACTACTGCTATATCATTCTCATTTGAAGATGACATCATTGTTTTTAATTCTTCAAATAATTCTTTATCTATTATAAGATCACTCATTACGATTTAATTTGAACTTTAGCTCCGGGTAAACCTTCATTAATTTGTCTTCCTGAACAATGTACCCATAAAGTTGGTTTACAAGGTGGTTTACTTACAGAACATTCACCATCAGTTAAGTAAATTAAGTTTTGGAATTTATCTTTATGATTCCATAAATACTCAAATACTGGATCATAACTTGTACCTCCACGACCTGTTACTTGTTTTGATTCTTCAATTTTACCATTATACTCATAAACACGACCTATAGCAGCATCACACTCAACAACAGTTACTTGTGTTCCTGTTTTCCATATATGATGAATTTCACTTAAAAATTCCTTTAAATCTTCTGTACTAACAGAACCAGAAGTATCAATAGCAACTAATGTATTTTTCTTTTGTTTAATTTTAAGAGCTGGATTACCATTAAAACGTTTATTTGGTTTACGTCTTGTTTTTTTAGTATAAATTTTAGAAGCCATACCATTAAAACGTCTTAAATAAGATCTCCAATCAATAACAGGCTCTTCTTTAACATATAAACTATCAATTAATTCTTTTAATTCACCAGGTATAGTACCTCTACTCTTATTAACTTGGTCAGCAGCTTCTTTTAATTGATATTCAATTTGTTTTTCCATCAGTTTCTTTTCTGCTTCATCTAAATTTTCCCAATGTTTCCAAAATTCATGAGTCATTTTTGCTTTAACTTTAGTACCATCACTTAATGTGATTTCTCTTTCTTGTCCATCACCCATAGCAGTTCTCATAGCATCCATATACTTAGCTACATCACCATCAGGACAATCTTGTTCTTCTTGTTTAATTAACTCATAATATTTCCTTGTACCTGCTTTTTCAGGTAAATTCATATCAGCCCAAGGTTTATTAGTTATTTCTAAACCATCCCATGTTTCATCTTTATATTCATCTTGGATATATTGATTAATTTCTAAATCAGCAGCTACGTTTAATAATGTCTTATCATCATATTGATCATACATGTAAAGATGTTTAAACGCTATATGTAACAATTCATGTTTCAAAACAGCTACTTTAACATTATCACTTATTGTTCCCCAAAATTCAGGACTAATAATAAGTTTAGTATTAATACCATCTTTAGCTACACAAGCAGTAGTAACACCATTACTTAATTCTTTATTTAAACCAATTAGGAACAATCCATAAAATGGTTCTTTAAACATTAATGTCTTAGAATGCTTAGCAATCTCAGCATGAATATTATCTATCATAATTTATTATTTTATATTATTAATTTATATTCTTTACTTCGGTCGTAAAAACAATATCTACTAATGATTCAGCAGCTGAATTACTTAATTTGAATTCACGATTAATATTGTCTAATAAAAACTTCTTAACAATTTCTCCTTCTTTACCTTCTTTAAAATTACTTCTTAAACCAGTACCAAATGTTTTCCAATCACGATCCCAATGTATACCTTTTGTTCTAAATAATGTAAGTAAACTTTTCAAATTACTATTATTTTGTGTATAATTACTTGGTCTAAAATTAGAAGTTGTATATAATTCATTTAATAAAAATGAAAGTGAAAGTAATGTTGGTTGATTAAGTACTAAATTAGACATCATTTCAAACCCTAATTTAACATTAGATTTATCCTGACTAAATAGCATATCACGAAGTGCTTTTAAATACTCGTCATCAAGTTCAATTCCATCTTTATTTAATTCAATAAACATATCTTCATCAAATACTATTTTACATTTACCATTAATTATATCTAATGATCTATTTAAAATAAGTTGTAATAATTTTTCATTTTTTCCTTCTCTATAAAAATCAATATGTATTCCTTTTGATGAATGTGTATTATCTTCAATTTCCTTCTTTAATGTTGGATGTTTTTTAATTACAGCATCAAATCCCTTTTTTGAATATTCATTTAAGTCAAAAGTAACTGTTAAATCTTTATTTGGACTACTATTAAATAGTGTTATAACATCAGTTTTAGTAGCATATCCAGGAGATTTAAAAGTAGATCTATCTTTAATATTTTTAAAAAACTCACTTTTAAAAAATACAACTTCCTCTTTTTTCAATTGTTTTATAAAATTATTAAATTGTCCTCTATTCATAATAATAATATCAGCATATTGAAAACGAGTAGTTTTCTTTAATTTCTTTTCTTTAATAAATTCCTTTAACTTAAAACGAGGTATATCACTTATAGGAGAGGCATAAATAACATCATTACTATTAATAGTAAATGATTGTTGGTTAAGGATAGCTTTAGTAGCTTTTAATACAACATCAGAAGTTTTCTCATCAATAAATACTTTTTGATTACTCCAATAACCACCAGTAGTCCATTTATATTTATTAGGTGATCCCCATTCTTCTTCTAGTCTAATTGAAAATGTTTGATTCATATTTTTTATTTTAAAAATAAATTAAGGATTGAGGTTAAATTTTTCTTTTCAGTTAATATAGAAAAATTATAATCACTCATCATTTCTCTAGCTTTAAAAATACCATCTGAATTTGTATGCATTCTTGAAACATTTAATTCAGACATCCATTTGTGGAAATTAGGATCACTAGATGTTTCATTACGTTCTTGTTCAATTTGTTCAAAACGTTCAATTGTAATGTTCATAACCTTTATTTTATTTTAATTTAAGTAAATGAAATTGATTGGATCAGAAAAATTATTTGAAAACGGGATATAACATGTATGATTAGGTAAATCAATTTTTTTTACCTCTGCTCCATTATTCAATTCTAATAAAATTAATTCAAGTGTTTCTTCATCAACCCACGGATTACCATCTACATCTATAACATCACCTACATAATACATTCCTTCTTGACATTTGAAATCTGACTTACTGTACATAATTTTTATTTTTATTATATAATAAATATAGTTAAGTAACTGCGGTCATTTTAATTTAAATGTTTATAATATCTTTCAAATGATGCTTCTGTATCTTTTTTATGTTTTATATGACCTGTATTTTCCCAATGGTATACACTACTTATAAAGTCATTAAATTTAAGTTCTGTAATTTCATAATCTCTAATAATACTACCATCAGTTGATTTATCAACTTCAATCACCCATTTATTATTTTTCTTACCTTTAATTTTAAATCCATAAACACCTACAGTATCATAATATTTACTACGGCCTGTTTTTAATGTAATTGATTTATCATATTCTTTTATTTCATATTCATTACTATCTTCTTTCCTACAGGTATCATACCTTGGCTTAAATCTTTTTAATTCAAAACCAATCGTTCTCATAGCATTATACTTATCATTTTCTATTTCGTTTTTTAGATTATTAACAGCATTTTTAAAGTTAGTAAATATATCTTCTTGTATTTTATTTTCTGAGTATATTCTCTTTAAGGCAATTTTATAATTGTTTATAATTAAATTCTCAATTTCATCAAATTTATGAGAAATATCAAACATTATATTTAAATAAACCTTTTCATTTTTTTCTTTACTTAAAAGAATACTATCAGATTTAATTTCTAAAGACTCTTCTCTTTGATTATTTTTATTATAAAAACCTCTAGCGTTAAAATAAATAATACGTTCATCAATTTTTATAACAAAATCTCCAGCAAGATTTAGGTATTCATCATTCATTCCTAACTCATATTCTCCAAAAATATTATTCTTAAAATACTCCCTAATAATATTGTTAGCTTCTTTCACTTTAGGAATAGTCACACTAGTATAATAATCATTATACTCTTTTTCTTTAGTCTCTAATTGACTATAAAGCGCATCGTATAAAACTTGTTTTGTATTCATAACTTTTATTTATATATTAAATATATTAATTAGATTACGGTCAATTTATAAATGACAATATAACTAGTAAAACCCAAGTGGCTAATAAAACTACCAATAATACCCCTGTAGCGGAAGCGTAGCTTTCAGCTATTTCATCTCTTAATTTATTAATATCTTTTTTCATGCTAATTGATCTTCATTTTTTTCAAAACAGGCCCAACAGTTAATAGGATTTTCTTTATAAACTTTACGATACATTTCTTCTAGAGTCAAAACATCTTCATACCTCAAATCAATAACATAATCTAATTCAGATAAATTCCTAGAAAACCTCTCCATACCGTGTGGGATATATTCTTTTCTTTTCTCTACTTCTTCTAAGAGTTCCGGCTTCAGTCTTTCAAATAAATTTTTCATACGTATATATTATTTTTCTTTACAATTATTAAACTTAACATGATAAGTAAAAATCCAAATTAAAGCAACTAATTGCCAATTCCAACTTGTACCATTAACAATAGCTATTCCTATACTAGTAGCTGTACTTATAGCTGATAACCAAATCATACATTTTTCAAACTTACTCATAATCTTTATTTTTTATTACTTAATAAATATATTAACCGAGCCCCGGTTAATTTATGCTTTTTCAATTAAACCTAATGATACATTGTATGTGAGATACTTATCATTAATTGATTGTAATTTCATTTTTGTACGGTTAATTTTAACAACCTTAAATTTCATACCTGATGTCTTAAAGTGATTAACCTTAACAATATCCCCAATTCCAATACTATCAACTTGTTTATTTACTTGAGCATCAATATACTTTTTAAGTACCAATTGAACAGCTCTTAATTCATCCAGGTTCATTTTGCTAAATTCTTTCACGTAATTCATACTTATATATTTTTAATTTTTAATATAATTAAATATACTAATCGGGTCGCGGTCAATCAAATTACTTTGTGAACAGTCCTTTTATTATTAATACGATAAAAATGAATAACAAAAACATAACTAATGGGATCCATAACGGTGAAGTAACCCACCACCAAGACCAATCAATATTATTTGTTAGTTTTAATACTAAGAATATCAAAAACAATATGGTACCTAAACCCATATTCATACTTACTTTACTTTTTTGTTCACTCATAACTGTTTATTTTAAATTAATATTCAAGAGCTTGTTCAACATCACCATTATCAACAACTTCTTTAATTAGTTCAAGTAAACGTTTTCTATAACGTTCATCACGCTCATTTGAAGCGGGTTCATTCATATTCTCAATACAGTCTATTAAATCATTATACGTGTTTTCAAATCGGCAATAACTCATGTTTGGCATAATCTTATTTTTTATTATGTAATAAATTTAACAATCGAGTCCGGGTCAATCAATTTGATTTTTCATACTTATATACTATTACAAATTGACATTATCATACTTGTAAACAAAATACCTATCAATATAGCGGATACTAACAATGTTATATAATATAACGGGTCAGTTAAAAAATCATGTATGTATTCTTTCATATTTTAATTTTTAGTAGTCAGGACAGGATTCGAACCTGCATCTCTGCCAACACATCGTTGTTTAGGTTTATACCTTACAGTGCTTTACCAATTCCGCCACCTGACTATGTGCAACTTTTAGATGTCAGTAGGAGTTGCCAACCTATCTAGCTTACGATCTAGCTCTTGTGAGCGAACTGTTCTTATGGGAAGTCCAAGAGGAACTACGATCCCGTGGCCTGCGGGTACTTTGCTGGTTTAAATATTATGTCATCTGACTATATTTGTGATCAAGATGGGGCTCGAACCCATAACGTGGTCTCGTAAAGAGAAGCTTAACCGTTTAGCCTTACCGGGCTGGGCCCGCTTACATATCCACTACTTGATCTACCTTCTAATAAAAAGCAAGTCTTAGGGGTCGTATTATTCCCTTCATTATCCTTGTACTTTAAACCATGGGAAGCGAGGACTTACTTTTTTAATATTATTTTATTTTAAGCATTAGGTACTATTTTTTCTTTTAATTCATTTATATTTTTTAATTCTACACTGTAAGTTGCAATTAAACCTTCTTCAAGTTCATCTCTCTTTTCATAAGATGACCAACCATGAATTAATTTTTCAATATGTTGGGCTCTAGTGATCAACGACATATACACTAATTCTTGTTCTTCTTTACTTAATTTCATAACTTTTAATTTTTAATATAATTAAATATACCAATTGAATCCCGGTCAATTAACGGTAATGTATAGTTACTCTTAAACATTTTCCTTTTCCCCATTTAACCGCAGATTCAAATAACTTAACATCTAATTTAGGATCTAAACACTTAATAAAGAAACACATATCACTGGGGTTTGAACAACAAATTTTAACCCTACGTATACCACTTCTATAAATGTCATTGTAGAAATAAAAATCTCTTCCAAATTTTTCTCTTAATACTGGTCTTAATTCTGTCCAATTCATAACTTTTAATTTTTAATATAATTAAATATACCTAATAAGTCGCGGTCAATCAAGCGAAATAATGACTATTCTGATACCATACTCCATTTACTTTCACTTCAATAGTATAATCACCATTGTATTGTCTATTTTCCCTATGGGTTAACCATACTTTAATATTATCCTCTTCAATCTTTAATTCATCACCATCCCAAGCCTGTTCAATTGTTTCTAATTGTTGTAATTCGCGTCTTGTGTAAATTCTATTCATAACTTTTATTTTTTATTATATAATAAATTTAGCATAGGGGTTGCGGTCAATCAAGTATATACTTGGCTGTCGACAAAAAAGATGTAAAGATCCTCTTTTTTGACCCCTGTTCTTTTTGGGCAAAAGGGGTTATTTGGGATTTGGGTATGCTGAAGACGCTGAAAATTATTTTATTGTTTATTAATTTTTTTTAAGTTGTTTAAGTACCTGGATTAGATAGTCTATATTATTACCCCTAAAATAAGCTTTTCTAATTTCTTGCTCTGTATATAGAGTTTCTTGTTCAGCTTTGTGCATTTCTTTGGCTCGTATCCAATCTTGAGCAGTTAATATACCACCCTGTTCTACATGTCTTTGGATTAACCATTCTATTGATGTTTGCATAACTTATTTATTTTATTTCACGAATATTATCACATAACCATTTCAAAGCATCTTCATCACTAAACATAAAAAGACATTCTAATGCTTCTTTAACTGATTGTTCAAATGTGTCTGTTCCGGGGTATAATTCTTTTTTTCCGGATAATGAATCCATTTCAAATTGTACTGTAACTGTCATAATTTTTATTTTTATTTATTTTATATGTGGTAGGTATATAGGTATATATGCGTCGATGTAAAAAATCGTATTCGATCTAAAAACACATCAAACCTTTCCCGGCTCAACCTCCTCTGTCGATGGACCTCAATTAACGGGGGACCTTTTAAATCTCTGAACCTCTAACGGGCGTATATCCCTCTATAGTCTCGTGACCTTAAAATCAATCCTCTATATCATCATCGATATCTAAATTATGTTCGTTATCATATATACCACTATCTAAATCGCTTACTAGTGTATCCATTTCGGTTAATGCGTCTTCCAATTTGGATATTACATTATGGTAAGCATCATCGTATAGTGTTTTATTTTCCTCGTTACGCAATTCACTATCAACGTCTTCATATAGTTCTTGTAATTCGGCTCTGATTGAGAGTAAGTACTGAGATAAGTTATTCATATTATTATTTTATTTTTTATTGTTAATTGTTAATTATTCGCTATCTTCATTTACTGCAACGCCATAGTAAATATGATCGTTTTGTAACTCGTAACCAAACTTAACATCTACATTACCGTTTCTATTCTTAATAAAGTTAATATACGTACCACCACCATCACGTTCTGATGCGCGACGCATTTCCATCATAGCGTCTGTCATATGTTTTAACTTATTACTACCTACAAACTCACCTGATTTAGTTACTTGTTGTATTAATAAAAACGATGTGTATTTATTTGTTTTGTTTTCGCCTTTATTATTTCTAGTACATAAATCAACTAACCATGATTCAGCTGACTTACGATCCCAACTATTATCATCACGTACACCATCTATAATTTCAGCAATACTATCTATTAATATTAAATCCCAACCCATTTCCATTACTTGTTCAATAACGTCTTTAGTATTATGTTCTAAATAATCAGACATGAACAATGTTTGAACAGTACCAAATTGTTTAAAACGTTGTGTATATTTAAACATTTGTTTTTTACCCATTTCACCTGATATGAATAAACATTTACGGCCACGGTTCTGAACACCCGCTAATAAATCTAATAACACAGTTGTTTTACCTACCCCTGGATCACCAATACACATAATATTAGTTGCACATGGTATACCACCTTCGTGACTAATTAAGTCATCGATCATTAAACCACTTTCCATTGTGTCCATCATTCTAGGATCAATATCCAAGTTATTTAACTTAACGATATCAAAATTAATAACTGAAGGAGCAACAGTGAAATTAGCTACTTGATCTTTTTTTGGTCTACCTCTTCTTTTACCTGTGTTCAT